CAGTCAACTGCTGTTGCAGCAGGTTGTTCTGACCGCTCATCGCTGACTCGATTGCAGCCTTCTGCAAAGCAAACTGCTGGTCGTAAGCAGCCGTGTTGGGCATCGTGATTGTCGCCCTGCTGCCACCGCCGCTGCACATCTCAGAAGCCCTCCAGGTCGATCGCTACACCGTTCTCCTGCTGGTCCTCGTACTTGGCAGCCAACCAGCGGACCACTGACACCTGACCAGCCCTAAACCACACCTCCTTCTCATTCCAGGTCAGGTCTGGCGCCTGATCACGGAACTCCGTGGCCAATCCGGCCACCAAGCGCTCGTCAATCGGCGGAAACCAGCCCATACAACGGGGGTGTAATGACACCAGCGTACCCACCGTCCTCATACTGAGAACAGCCCGTACAACCCCGTAGCCATGGCAGATCTTCAGGCCCTGCTGGCCGAAATGCACGAAGAAGTCATCGTCCAGGTGCTTGAGGACCTGAAGAACGGCGACCGCAAGGCCAGACAGGAGGCCATGAACCTGCTGAAGTCCAACAACGTGACCGCTGCAGCAGCGGAAGGCTCAACCCTCCGTCAACTGGCAGGCAAGCTCGACTTCAGCGGTATGGCTGACAAGGTCGTGGAACTCAAGCGCCCACCCGTAGCCGGCTGACACCACCATGCGCCTTAGCCATGGGCTTAGGCCTCCAGCCCAGCGCCAGGGCGTCCACAGCAGCTCCTGTCTCATCCATCCATGCCTCATAGGCCTCCTGTTGCAGCTGGTCTGCACGGGCCTGCTGTGCACGGTTCTGGTCCTGGGCCGCGGCTTCCACAAAGAACGCACAGGCAATGGCCAGCGAGTCGGCCCGGTCATCGTGGGACAGGCAGCCCTTTTCGTTGGTCAGGCGGGAGAGTTGGTAAAACAGCGAGCGGCTGTAGCCGGATTCGGGGTCTTCGTCCAGCATCCGGTAGTCATTCCGCACCACGCGGGTCGTGACCACCAGCCGGTGCTGCTGGATCAACGGGCCAAGGGTGTCGCATAGACGGACTTCCTTGCGCTGGCTATGCCTGACCTCCTCAATCGTGACCGGATGCTCCCTGAGCATGTGTGGCTTTAGCAGTGCAGTAAACATCCCGTCTCCCATATTATTTTCTGCAATTACATAATTGACCTCCCATTTTTTCGCTGTTTTAGCTAGGTGCTGCAACACCTCATCGGCATAGCCAAGCGTTGACCCGCCCGATTCAAGCAAGAACAGATTGCCGTTTAATTCGGCAATTACAGCCCAACTCAGCTCGTCGGAACCGCGCCCACTTGGATCTATGGCAAGCACGCAGCGCCATGTCTCGCTACGGCTGACCCAGCCGTTCTGGAAGATCGGACGGTGATAGTGGGTATCGCTGCCCATGCCGACGCAGACCAGATCCTGAACGCGGCAATCAGCCTGATTTGACCAGACAACCGTTTCCGGCAGCGCAGTTCCATCTATATCCATTACAACGAGGTCGCCCAGCCGGATTGGGTATTTATCCAGCGTCGCAAGTCTGCAATTTAATTGGAACTGGAGAAGGAAGCTGGCCCGCGTCATTGCGGCCTGACGCTGCAGGATGTCTTCGTGGCTGAAGCGCTCGGGATCCGTTGGCTCGCCTACGAGGTCGGGGTTTTCTTCTAACTCCTTTAGAATGCTTGGCGCTAGATCGTCCTCATAGCAATCAAGCTCGTCCGGGTATAAAGCCGGAAAATAGCGCCGAGCGTAGCCACGCTCACGAACCAGCCGAAGATAGATGCTGGTTTCTGTGTGGGGCGTCCCCAGGTACATGATTTTACGAGGGAACATCTGCCCCTCGTCAGGCTTAAGAATCGACTCAATTTCTGTGACTGCGTGTGCAACTCGCTCTTGCTTTAGCTGGGTGATGATGTTCTGTGCAGTTTCTATGTCGTCTAGTATTGCACAACTACAACGCTGACCAGTTGTAGACCCCATTACGCCCATTGATCGCATCGAAGGGCTCTGTTCAACAACAGCAGGGCCAACGTCAAATGCAGTGCTTGAGAATCTGTTGCTCAGACCAGGCGTCAGCACCTGGAGAATGTCGATCTCGCCAATGCACTTCAAGGCAAAGCTGGAGAAGTCCGTGGCCTTGACCGACGTGGCCGACACCACCAGCACCTTCTCCTGCGGGTCCTGCCTGAGTCGATACAGGGCGTAGAGACTCGCCAGCAGGCTCTTGCCCAGGCCCCTGAACGCAATAGTCAGTTGCCGATTGGGGCCATTTGCCATCCAATCAGCAACTGCAATCTGCTGGGTTGTTGGATACTCGGCTAATGAAAGCTCTCGGAGGCAATACGCTAAAAAGAAGGGGAACTGGTCAAGCGGTTCAGGCAGTGGCTCCCAGATTTGCCGCACGCTCAAACTGTCGTCTCAGTAGACGATACCGGCGCTTGCCTCGCACCACCTCCCGCTCCGTTGGCTCGTTGTTGTGCTTCGCGCTGTTTGCCTTGCCTGTCAACAGCTGAAGATTCCAGGGGGCGTGCTCGCCTCCCAGGTCAAGCGGATAGATGTGATCAACGGCAAGACCCCGCTTCCTGGCTGCCTTGTAAAAGAAGCGGACGATCTGCTTGTCCACTGCATCGAGCTGGTGCCAGCCGTCCCTGACCCTGACGCGCCGCAAAGCATTGGCCGCGTAGAACCGTTCCCTGTTGGCTTGGTAGTAGCTTTTCCCCCGAGCCAGGATCTGCTCTCTGTTCTCCTCGTAGTAGCGACTCCACCACGCCTTCTGCCGATCACGGTTTGCCGCAAGCCATTCTTGGTGCTGCGGCTTGCGGCGCTCATTCAGTTTGCGCTGCTTAGCCCTGTAGTAATCAAGCCTGGCCAAGCGGGACCTTTTGCTTGCAGCGCGACTGTCTAGCCTCACGCAGTCGTCGCATTTGGTCTTAGGCCGCCCAACCAGTCCGCGCAAGACCAGCGCCTGGTTGCACTGAACGCAAAGCGCTACCAGCGATAATTGCTCCATCAGCTCATCAAGGGTGAGTTGGTCACGTCTCAGGGGCTGCAACCCGCTGGGACACCCCAATGCTACGCCCTCGCACTGGTCTCACTCACTAGACCAATCCCGTGTTACGGGTTATGACACGGGTATTTACAGGTGGGTGTCATGTACCAAGGCCAACCCCCTGCTGATGCCTGGATGGGTCATTGCCCCTGCAGCCCAGCATCACCACCCAGACCACCTGACAACGTCATCCCCATCTCCAGGGGCCTGTTGATCAGAGCAAAGCGTCGTCGCCAGTCACTCTGCCTCGTACTGCCCTTTCCAACTGCTCCCGCTTCCCCTCAACCAGATGCATTGAACTGACCGTGCAACAAACACGGGTCTGCCCGTCCTCCAGGCAGACCCGCACACAACCGTCAGACAACACCTCCAACTCCATCACCGACGTGCTGCCTTCACCGGATCCGTCCCACCAGCACCCCCGCTGGCACCAGGAGCACCACCAGGACCACCGCCAGACCCGCCCTTCGGTGGGCTAGGAGCCACGTAGTCAGGACACACATAACCCTTGTACCCCGTAGCTGTCACAGCCCCCTGCACGACGCTCAGAGACGGGTCTGGCGTCCCCTCCAGATGCAGGGCCAAACGCTCGACGTTGGTCAGATACATCGCTGGAACAAAGACTGGTCCCTGCATCATCCCAGCAGAAAGGGGCCATGCCTAGGACATGACCCCCCTCCAGTCATCACACCCGCTGGTAACCAGCAGGATGTCAACCACGACTGATGACAGGGGGAGCCTAGCTCAGCTCCGACCTAGTTCACCTCCAGCAGCTGCTCCCACTGCCTGCACCGCTTCTCGTACGCAGGCTCCCCACCCACATGGCACAGGCTCGGATTCAGCATCCAGTAGTACCCGGTCCCCTTTAAGCCCTTCGCCATCACCTGCGCTGACCTCAACCGCCCCAGCGCATTCGACACGTCCGTCGCGTGCATCCCAAGCTCATCCGCTGCCTGAAACGTCGAAACCTCGATCCGACCACTCCCCACCTCCAGATGGCTCAGGTAGTAGTCCAGCACCATGAAGTCCATCGGCTTCAACACCCGTGCCTTCGCTAGTGGCCACAGACGCCGCAGCTGCTCGTGAAACACCATCGACCAGTCCTCCCACCCCTGGGCTCGTAATGCCCGCTTTTTACTAACATCCATTCGTCGACCCCTCCACGGTCGGACGGCCCCGTTCAACCCGCTCCCTGAATCGTGACTTCAGTGGGCGGCAGGGGTTTTGGCTTTGCCAATCTAGTGGCACTGGTACAGCCCCGTAACGCAAGCCCCGCCACCACTGCCCCGTTTTCCATCCCTATTGATCTATAGGTCTTAGACCCTTACCCGATCAGCCCCCCCCGCACCCCCTGGCTCCCCCGTGGATCGCTAACGCGATCCCCTCCTCCCCCAGGGGGTGCTCCCCCATGGGTACGAATGTACTAGGGGGGAAATGGGTCTGGCGGGGGCGGGGTGATATTTGCGCGGGGCGCTG